CGGCTGCTGAGGCTTGGGATAGCGGATGGGGAGCGGGAGCGGAAAGCCGTCGGGGCGCACGAGGCTGCATCGCCGGGCGCAGCCGACGCACAGGTACAAGTCGCTTTTGACAAACCAATACGGTCGGTTGCGCTTCGTCAGCAGATACGGGCAGCCAAGGCGCTCGTACACATAGCCTTCGGGCTGGCCACCATAGGGTCGCCAGCCGTCCCGCGTCAGTTGCACGATGTCCGTGATCAATGTCCTCGACATGCTTCCTCCTTATCTAAAAATTTCATCACGGCCTGCGCTTCCTGTTCCGTTTTCTCCCGGCATCTCTGGCACTTCCGGCGGGTTGCCGGACGGCAATGCCGACATTTCGTCCGCTGGAGCACTTCGGCTATCCGGCCCGGCGTCGGCCTTTCCGGATGCGGGCCCGGGCCGTCCAGAGCTTCCCGGATGCGGGCGATCTGCTCGGCGGCATCGCCTCCGTAGCGCCCGGCGAGCACGGCGTACACTGTGGAGCGCTTCAGATTCTCATGTTGCCTGCAAAATCGGTAGACGGAGGCGTATCGGGCGAGGATGTCGGCTCGGAGGCGTTCCAACTCCGCGTTCACGCCGTGGCCCCGCGCTTTTTGTCGAAAGACCGCTCGCGCTTCTGGAGATCGGTCAGCAGGGCCGTCAGCTTTTCATGATCATGCACCCACGCAAATGTGTGCGTGCCGAACTGCCGCCGGATGCGGGTTTCGAGGCTGGACATGCTGTAGCCGAGCTTCTTCCAGATCGCGAGGATCTGGCGCTTCAGCGAGGCGTGAGGCGCGTCGTCCGGCACGGAAATCCAGTCCGGGCGGGCCTTGGCGGTCACCTTGCGGCTGCTTCCCTTGTTTTCAAAGTGCGCCCCGAGCCCGGCAAGGAGCTGGATCAACTTTTCAAGCTGGTACCAATTCAAATCCTTGGAGCTTTCCTTGCCGAACGCCTTCTTCAGGAGCGCCCGGTATCCGTCTTCATCGAGATGCGGGAGCTGCTTCCGGGCGATGGCGATCTTCGCATACAAAGGGCGTCTATTCTGTATGACCATTGCGACCTCTCTTAATGATGCTGTCCACGGGAACGAACTCGATGCCACCACGAGATGTGCTGGCGGCAACGTACCAACGCCCGTCGTAAGCCCGGATGGGCGGCGAGACAGTCCACGCGCCGTCGTGCCAGACGACGCCGTCAGTCTCCCGCCGGATGCTCACCCGCATCTTCGCAGGAAGATCCGGAGCCGGTTCCGGGTCGGGCATGCCGCCGAGCGCGACGTCGGCTATGAGCTGACCAAGCCGATCCGGGCCGACGAAAAGTATCCCGCCTTCCGGATCGTCAAGCCAGCGCCGGTTCACACGCACGCGAAAACCGTCCCCGCCGCCGTGGATGGGGGCGGGAGACAGCTCGATCTTCGTACGTTCCGTGCCGATTCTGACACAAATCGACCCGATAAATTGACGATTGTCTTTCACCTGCTTTTCTCCTCTGATGTCTGCTTACGCTCATCAGGCCGGAAATCATCCGGCGACGGCCCATGTGAGGGGCCGTTTCGCTAGTTTTCCAGCTCGGCCACGATCTGCCGCGCAGCTTCCAGCCCGATGAGGCGTTCCGACTCAACAGCTGTTTTGTCTACCCCACACAGGAGGTTGTCGTAGCAGGCCACAAGAACACGATAAGCACGGATTAGCTTGTCCTGACGATCTATCCGGGCGATTATGGCCGCCACGGTCTGAGACGGTAGTGTCACACTCGAATCCCTCGTATTGGACATCTCTCGCACGATGGACAAAACTTCGTCCGAAATAGCTCCCATATTATCCCCCCTAGCTGCTTCATCAGGCCGAGGCCGCTACACCCCGGCGACCGCCCCGTGGGGCGATTTCGCACTACGGTCTTGTTATGCCTCTTGCTTCGAACTCTTTCTGAAGCTCCGGAGGCAAGTCGTCCCACGCCTCCCGCTCCCTCTCGATCAGCGTCTCCAGCCTCCACTGATCCGTCCACACGCCCCACGGTGGAACGGGGCCGGACGCCTTTTTCCACGCAGGGCAATCGGTTGCGGGCTTGGCCTTTGCACTGATGGTCGTCCACAGCACTCCACAAAACTTGGGCATCGGCTGAAAGCGACATCGCCCCTTAAGTATTTCTTCCCCGCGATAGTCGATGGCAGGCACCCACTCCACACCCCAACCACAGTTTGTGCAGTCACGCTTGGGTGTCGTCTTCATCGAGCTTTCTCCAGCCGCGCTCTTGGGCGAGGTTATCAGTGTACACACTCGCGACCCCCGGCAAATTTTGCTCTATCTTGCAGGCGATATTCTCCAAGAGTGCCCGAGCGGAAAGGAAACGGATCTGCGGAGCTTCCTTTCTGATGACCCCAATCGCCACTCGAAGCCCATCGGAAAAACCGGATACACGCGCGGCGACGTCAAGCATTGCTTCGGGAACCTCAACCCCATTGATTTTTATCTTCATGCGATGGCTCCATAGGCTTCACCGGTGACCGGCGTGGACAAAGGAATACGCTCTGCGGACAACATCCCGGCCAGCCAGTCTTGTGGGCGGCTTTCACACGGCTTGATAGGAGCACCTATTTTCAGACTGTCAGGCATTGCGGCCTTGATAAGGGCATCCTTGACCGGAACCAGAGCATCGGACGTAACCGGGGCCACCTTCTTCTGGGCAATCATTCGGCTACTGATCACGTCAACAGCGCCGAAAAGGAAGGAGTTCCGCGCCTCGCGCTTCGATTTTGCGGAACGAAGCCCGCGGGCGGGGCCGCGCATGTGCTCGGAAGCCAGACGCAGCAGTGTCTTGTACAGATAGCCGTACATCCAGCCGCACACTTCCGGATCGACACCAACGCCGACAAAAGAAGTCTCGCCGGTAAACTCGTTGTGGTAATAGTCACAGTCAAAAACCCGTGCCGTTCTGGCGGCAAGGACATACGCCCATTTTTCCAGAGCTTTCCGCGTCTTGCGGTCTACCTGCCGGGCGCTTGCCGTTTCGGCGTCGCATCCGATGGAGTCCATCGTGAGGTTGTACTCGGACAACATCTGCTGGACCCGCTGCGCGGCAAGAGCCGCCTCGTGCGGATTCGCCGACTGAGACAGGCGCAGCAGCTTGCGTATCCGCTCGATAATCCTGCCTTGATCCATGATCCTCTCCTTTCTTGCTTATGCTCATCAGACCGGAAATCATCCGGTGACCGCCCCGCGAATGGGGCGGTTTCGCGTTATTCACTGATCAGAATATGCAGTCTGGCCTCAGCCTGTGCTGCCTCAGCCTTCCGCAGCCTCACGCTGGCTCGCCGGTATCTGTACAGCTCGATCTCTTTGAGTGTGAAGGCGGCAAGCCGCACGCCGAGATAAAGAGTGCATACGATGACCAGTGCGGAGCATGCGACCCCGAAGAGCATCGTGCAGAAGAACATCAGATGCTGGATGCACGACTAAGACAACAGCTCGCTCATCGCTGATCCCGTTCCGGAGCCTTTTCCGAATCAGCTTCTGAGCCTTCCGCATCCATCAGTATGGACGCGCAGGCCAATACGCAATCACTGCAGATAGATACGCCGTTCAAACCCGAAATGATCCGTTTGCACTCCATTTCGGAACGCCCACAAAAACTGCAATGGATCAACTGTTCTTCGCTCATGGGATGACTCCTTAGTTCAGCAGTTCTTTAAACGTTTTCGAAGGTTTGAACGTCACTCGCAGCCGAGCGGGAATGTGGAGCGTCTCCCCTGTCTTCGGATTACGCCCGTTGTGGGCCTTGGAGTGCACTGCTGCGAGCTTGCCGAGGCGAGGAAGGGAAACCTCACCGCCTTCGAAAAGTTCCGAAGCCATGACGCCGCACAGGGAAGCGAGGAGCCTTTCAAGCTGGACTACGGGATACGCAGTGTCGTGATGAACAGATTCGCTTTCTTGCCATTTCTTGATAAGTTCAGCCTTTGTCATATTAACCTCTCTTGATAACTTGGCTTATCTTCTCCGCAGGAAATCCCGCATTGCGAAGCTCGCGGCGGGCATTCTCGCGGATGGCGTCACAGACGGTTCGTTTGAGCGTATCAGACGCCTTCGCCCATTCCTCGCTTTCGGCAAGCAGAGGCATGGCATCGGGTGGGAGGGAGGCGTCCCGAAGGACTGCCTCCGCATACTTCCGCCCAAGGGCCTCAAGTCCGGCCTTGGAAAAGGTGACCCGTGCCATGCGCTATACCGCCAAAGCCTCGGACTTGACATCCACGGAGATGGTGCCCACCGTGCGGCGCTTCATGCCGACCGTCTCCAGCTTCGAGTCCGGCCAGTCGGACATCGCCGTCCTGTCCAACTCTTCCTTCACACGGATGCCCTCGGACAGTCCGAGTTCCCGCAGCGCCTGAAGCGCCATTTCTTCAGTCACCCGGTGCTGGAGAGTGATGCGTGTGGACTGCCGGAACGAGATTGTGCCGAACGCCAGTTCGAGACTCCTCTTCTCGGAAAACAGACGGCTCTTGTTGAGCGTCCCGAACGCCTTGACCGCTTTTTCCAGTTCATTGTACCGGGCGATCAGAGACGCGCTTTCCTGCTGCGCCCGGGCCTTGGCGGAATCTATCTCCTCGTTCATGGCCCCTTCGATCAGCAAGAGCTTGCGGCTGATGGCCGACATCTCCGCCAGCGCACCTTCGGCCTGCGGCACATCCTTGATAGTGAGCTTTTCCACCATGTTATTTCGCCCCCGGTATGCTGAGAAAACGGTCCTCAAAACCCTCCACCGTATCGGCGAGAGCGCCGAGTTCTTGCCACAATTCCCTGAATTCAGCTTGATCCTTCGGAGACACCAGCTTGCTTGCATCTATCAGCTGATACAAAACGCTCCTGAGCTGATCGCTGTAATAACGGTTGACCTTCATGCCCTACTCCTCTTCCGACACGGAAACCTGAATTTTACCTTCAACAGCCTGTACGCGATCGGCAAGCTCGCCGAGATTGTGCCGGGCCAGCCGCACCAGCGCCCATTCATCTTCCCCCACCTTCCCGGCGAGAACGCCGAGCGCAGCCATAACGCTTCTGATTTCGTCGCTAAACATGGGATTCTCCTTCGGTATTTTGTCCATTCTCATTTTGGGTGAAACTTTTTTCAAATCTGGAAAGCAGGGTTTGGCAGGCCTCCAGCACGCCCGTGGCCACCTTCTTGGAATAGGGGTCGTGGCAGAGTAGGAGCTGGACTATCCGGGCTGCCGCCGCCTTTTCCTTGGCGAAGGGATCGGCATCCCGAAGCGGAGGATACGGCGTCTCGGGATGCGCATCGGCCTTCCGTGTCGCCTGATACAGAGTCGTCTGCCCGTCCCGTCCGGAGCGGCAGATATAGCCCTCCTCCTCAAGCCACGCGCAGTAACGGCTGACCTGCGTATAGGATAGATGCGTCATCAACGCTGCGGAGTTAAAGCTCCATCCCGGTTTCGCATGCCGGACAAAGCGCCATATCTTGCTGAAGCTTTGAGGATTGCGAGGACGATGCGAAAAGTTGTATTCGAAGGTGCCCTCTGCAACCCTCGTCAGCTCGCCATGATGCACCATGTCAGAAAGCCGTCTTCTAAGCCGCGCTTTCTCGGCTTCGCACTCCAGCCCCAGTGCGGCCATCAACTGCTTGGTCGTGACCTGCCCGCCTCCGAAACAAAAGCTCTGCAGAGCGCTGCGCACCATGTCCACGGTTACGGAGATGCCTTCCATATCAGGCCCTCCGCCATGTTCTGGAGGACAGCACCATGTCAAGGGTGTCCGCATTCACTGCGAAATCCCCGGATGCCTTGGCGGAACGCTCCAGTAACAGCATCATGTTGCGCACCAGCCTGAAATCGCCTTCCGCACGCGTGGTGATCTTCGCGCATTCGTCGGCGGGAATGTCCAGCCCGGCTGCCTTCATGGCGTAAACGCCGACCTCAACAGGACTGAGAGGGCCAAACTCGACCTCCTGCACCACGCGGCTCCAGATGCGCCGACGGTTCGACAGCATGTTGAGCAAGTCTTCCTCTCCGATGAGGACGACGGGCACGCCCGTCATCTCATGGATGTCACGCAGGTCTTCGATGCGGTCGATCTTGAGGCGATCCGCCTCGTCAATAAAAATGGGGCGCATCTCCCCGTTACGGCGCTGCTCGTCAATGATGTCGACGATCATCTCCTTGCAGCGCTGCCCGGTATGCCGGGGCATATCCATATTCTTCCCGCGCACTTCAAACAGCAGCCGCTGGAGGAAAGCCGTCTGGCTCCACCCCTGCCATACCCGGACGTACGCCCCGCCTCGATCTATATGATACTGGTCGGCGGCTACGGATTTTCCGCGCCCGGCCTGCCCGTAGGCAAGGATGAAGCCGGACATGGCCTTCCCGGACTCCAGAATTTCGTCCGTCGCCGCATTGAAGCGGGCCATCGCGTCCGTGGTGATGATCACATCACGCATGAAAACTCTCCTTTATATTGCGGCCCGCTCTTCCCGGATGGCGATGATCTCCAGCCGGGCGTCATATTGGGCCTTGAAGTTGCGGATGAACTTCGGCGTCTGTTCAAACGCCTCCATCCATGCCGTATCTTGTGGAACAAGTTCGAGCTTCCGCTCGTAGCGCAGGACGAAAAGGTACTCGTACCGTTCCTTCTCGTCCCGGAAACGCCGGGTAAAGGAAGGCTCGTATCCCTGCGGAGACGCCATTTCCTGCTTGGCGCGGGCCTTGGCGTCCTCGATCTCGGATTTTTCGGCGGCGGTGACGGCTTTGGGCTTGGGGGCGGGCTTCTTCAAAGACATCCGCTCCTTGAGCTTCTTGGCGTCTTCCCTTTCCCCCATTTCCGCCTTCACCAGCTCGAGCATCCCCCGGAAGCCTGAAAAAGTGACGCTTTCCTGTCCGCCCTTCATGGCGATGGCATCCTCAAGCTCACGCACGTCTTCGGCTCTTCCAAGAATGGATGCCGCCGGATGGACGCCATAGGCGATATGATAGTGTTCCCGGTCGCGGGCTTGGCAGATGTAGTCGCCCTCCAGCGTGTAGACGAGGATGGTGTGGGGGGACACGAGGAAATCGTAGCGGACGAGCACGGGGTGACGGCGGGAATACAGTGCCTCGTCATAGTAAAGCCGTCCGTAAAGCGGGATGCCGTCCTTGGTGATCGTCCTGATTTCCTTCTCCATCATGAGCAGCGTCAGCTTTTGCAAATCAACGCCGGGCCCCCTACCATCCTCCAAGACCTCAGCCGGGGTGCGTCCCTGCAGATGCGTTCTGTGCTGCGGACGGTTCGAATAGGTTTCGAAAAATCTGGCGACGACCACGTGAGTTTCTTCAACCGTCAGAGGACGCCCGCCCAAGGCTTCGTAAAGCTCCCGGTGGAGCGTTTCGTTGCGCTTCAGGCGGGCGGGTTTGTGGGCGATGTCGCGCCCCACATAGCTCGGCACAAAAACTTCCGCCTCGTGCATGGTTCCGAAGAATCGCTCAATGGGCTTCGTCTGCCCGTGGTAGCTCCATGCATGGATGACCTCGCAGCCGAGGTCGCGGTAAAGGCCGCAAAATCCGGCCTGCTCGAATTCGGGGCTTCCCTTGAAAAATTCCGCACGGAAGGCCCTGCCGTTATCGAGGTAGACTACGCGGGGAATTTTGCCGAGCATGATGCAGGTGCGCCGGAAGGCTGAGGAGATGCAGGCCGTGTTTTCCGTCGGCATGATCTCCCATCCTAGAGGGCAGCGGCTGCGTCCGTCATAGAAAAGGACCAGCGTCATGCGGCAGGGCTTGCCCGTATCGGGATTGATGGTCTCGAAGTTCAACACCTTGCCGTCCGCGATAACGATGTCCCCGACATCCACCAGATTCCAGTCGCGCATGATGGAAATGACGCACTCGTCATTCCACGCCTTCTTGCCCTGTCGCCAAAAGACGAACCGATCATGGCATTGCACATTGAATTTTTTGACGAAACGGCGGATTGTAGCGTCGGAAGGAACCGTCAGCCCCTGTGCCTTGCAGCGCTGCTGGATCTTCTCCATGCACTCGCTGATCCTTGGGGCATTCGGATTGAGGACATTTCCGAGGATAATCTTGTGGTGTTCGCCGGTCAGGATGGAAGAACCGCGCTGGGCCACCCCGCGCTTGTCGGCGAGGGCCAACGAGGAACCTGCCTTCTTCTGATTCAGCTTCCAGCGCTCCAGCGACTTCCATGCGAGGGAGGGGCCATACTCGGCGAGAAGCCGGGGCCACGCTCCGCCCTGATAGGCGGCGATGAACATATCTTTCTGGTAGGCCGTGTGGCCGTATTTGCGCTGCCAATCAAGGTACAGGGCCACCAGATCGGCCTTAACGAGCGCGTCATAGCGACGCTTGTCGTCAAGGATGGCGGGCGTGATGTCCTTCATGAGCGCTGGCGTGGAGGAGCAAATTTCCGGCAGGGCTTCGGACGCGCCGAGCATCTTCGCTTCCACCGCCGTGATGGACGCTTGCGTGGCTTCGGGCATGGAGGCGACCAGCCATTCCTTCCCGCCGCCGCGACCGGGGCGGGGACGCGACTGCCAGCCTTCGCGGGCGGCACGGGCAAGCACATTTGACTTAACCATGCCAAGTATGCTCACAAGCTCCTTTGTGCTGTATGCGTCCTTCATTGCCATGCCACTGCTCCTTCAAAAGTGGCCCGGATTGTGCCGCTCCGGGCTGGCGTCCCGCTGTCAGGAGGGGCGGAATCTCGCCGTTGCACGCTGCTTTCGCTGGAAATGCGGCGAAAGCCTACACGGTCGCGGTAGCTGCTGCCGACGCTCGGGCCTTCCGAGACGCTAACTCGCGTGGAGTTCCGGTCTTCAGGACGCTCCGGCCTTCCGGGGTTCCGATCCGCTGGGGATGCCGACCCGCTGAGGCTCCGGCGTTCCGAGGCTCAAGCCCTCGTGGGGTTCCGGCCTTCGGAGGCTCCGGCGTTCTTGGCAGCCGGGCCGTCAGGTGCGCGGACGCTCATGGCGTTCCGGCACGCTGCGGCTCTATTCCTTATAGGAGAAGGTATTGCGGACACTGATCGTCGCCACCATCCCGGTCTTGGCGAGTGCAGTATTGAGCGGTAGCGACAACACATCGATGATGTCCGCTACACCCATGCCTTCGATTGCCTGAAGCACGGCCTCGCGGCGTCCATCCAGAGTACGGGGCTGCGCTTCAGGAGCAGGAGCTTCCGCCTGTTCACCCGCCCACACAAAAATCGGGGACTTCGGATCGATCGACGCAACCGGCAAACCCGCCCGTGCCGCCAAAGTCATATTGATCAGTTCTGCCGACACCCCCCTTGTCTCCAGAATCTCGGCAACCTGCCGAAGTTCCTTTGCGAAGGGTAGAAACTGGCATCCATTGCCGTCGTAAAGATTCATGCTGCCGCCTCCTTGCCCACCGGAGCCATCCGGCGAGGATCAAAAAGATAACGTTCGGGCACGCCCGCCCCTCTGAGCGCATCGAGAACACGCTCCGAATGGTTGCATCCTCTGACAGTGGCGCACACGGCGGATTCCGAAATGCCGAGCTCTTCGGCGACAATGCCCGCCGTACGCCCCTTCCTTTGGAGGGCTTCATAGATGCGCTTGGCGACGCCGCAACGCTGTGCGCCGAGTTCCGCCCGGGTGAGTGGAGTTCCTGCACGACGTCGGTTCATAATCCTTCCTCCAGCCGCCGTTTACGCTTCCGCGCCTCTTTCATCTTCAGATCGGCTTCGGCGTAGTCCCGAAGCCGCCTGTCCTCCGGCGTCATCAAATCCATCCCCACGGCCTGCACGATGACGCGGAGCGCCTCAAAGTTGTCGCAGGCCCGGCAGAAGACCAGCACGGCCAGTACCGAAGGAGGATGACTGGTGTCCGAAGGGGACAACCATTTGTCCAAGGTGTCCTTGGAGATGGACGTCCCCTGTCCGCCCGTAAGCCGGATTTCAGCCTCGGTCGTGATCAGATTGATCTTGTCGACCAACCCTTTACGCCCGACGCTGTCCGGAGCGCCCGCCGCCCGCCGCATGGCGGCGCGTACTGCGGGCATGACTCCGGCAAACCGGGTGTAATCGCAGTCGAAAAGGGACATCTGAGACATGTGCTTTCCTTTGACGCTTGTCCAAACTTCACAAAAGTCAGGACGTTGATCTTCCGATTGCGGGCGGTTACAGTGGTTCAGAACTGAATTGACTACTGAACCGCTTACAGGGCTGTTTTCGCCTATTTGTTTAATTTGGTCAAGGTATTTTATACGAAACAAATAAATTTATACCTACAAAATTTAAATTTATACGTTCCGCATAGTTATGCTTTTCCAACAAAACAGATAGTCGAAACAGTTCAAATGCAGGAACTGTTTCGATGGATATTTCAGAACGAATTAGCATGTTACGAGGAAAAATCCCCCGAGAAGAATTCTCGGAGGGTACAGGTGTATCTGGTCAGACGCTGTATAAATACGAGAAAAAACTCAGTACTCCGACTATCGAATTTGTCGATCTATTATGCAAAAAGTTTAAAATTAGTCACCGTTGGCTCATAACGGGTGATGGCCCCATGCGTCTCGAAGAAGATCAACCCGTGAGCACTTCGCAACAGAGACAATCACAACCAAGCGAAATAATAGCTTCAATACCATGCGCCCGCTGTGAACGGCTGGAAGAAGAGTTGACGGAAGAGCGCAGGGAGCGACGCGAACTGAGTGCGGAGCTGCGCGAGGTGAACGCGGAGCTCCGAAGACTGGCAAGGGAAAATAAGGAATTAGCTATAGAAAACGCGGAACTCAGGAAGGAAAAACCTGAAGAAAACCTCACCATATCAAAACTCAGGAAACGTAAAATCGAAGGGACACTCTCCCCGCTTGACGAGCAGCAGAATATTCCGCCCAGTGAGCGGCCCCAACCCCGCACGTAA